TGAAGAGCCTAAAAAACCTTCAAAGCCAGTACAAGAGGTAGTAGCTGAGATTATAGAAGATGTACCAAGCAGAGAAGATATAATGATGCAAGTTGCTCAGTGTACTAAGGTTAAGCAGTTAACTGACATCTACTTTACTTACAAGCAGTCATTTGATTCTGATGAAACATTGATGAAGGTATTAAAAATGAAAAAAGAAAACCTAAAATAATGGCAAGATTTAACGAAGATTGGTGTACTGTAATTGAACAAGATGGTATGCATCATGTTGTTACACCAACTGGACAAAGAATTCCAGGATTAATAACAACAATTACAAATGATAGCACAGGTGTATCAGCTCAATGCACACTAACAATACATTGCAATATTGCCAAAGATTACGAAGACGCTATTACAAAATATCAAAAACAATAATATGAGTCAAGAATTATTACCTAAAATAGAACTTAGTACTATTGAGCCTACTAAGTTTAGCATTGAACTAATTAAGTCGCAGATTGTTAATCACTTTACTGAAACAGGTGAATCACCATTAGAGCTACTCGTTAAGTCAGAGGCTGTTGTACAGCTTTTAGAAGGCATTAGAGCCGATTTAAAGGAGTTAGTACTAGATGAGCTTAGTAAGTATCCTGGAGGCAAAGCTGAGGTCTTAGGAAGCGAAATGGCTAAGTTTGAGTCAGGGGTTAAGTATATCTATGACCAAGACTATACATGGAATAAACTAAACGACCAATTAGAGTCTATGAAGTTTGCTCTTAAGGAAAGGGAAAAGATGCTTAGAACCTTACCAACAGCTATGGCTGATCCTGAAACAGGAGAAGTTATAATACCCGCCCCAAGAATAAGTACAACAACATTTAAGATTAACTTAAAGAAATAGTTATGTTTAAAAAAAGTAACCCAAACAAGGAAGAAGATAGAAGTATTAAAAACTTGGAGAAAAGGATATGCGACTTGGAAAATCCATATAAGTTTAATATTGGTGATCAAGTTGAATGTATCTTATTTAACAATACTGTAGATTATGGATTAATAGTAGGTCAAGAACATGAATATGTAGATACTTCTCATCAGTTTAGAATATTATGGCATTCATATGACTCACCTCCATTATATGAGAGAAAAAACTATTATAAAGTTTATTTTGAACAAACTAAATCTACTCATAGCGTTAGTCAATTACAAATTAACTTAAAGAAGTAAAAACCTTATACCACCTCAAGATATTAATATTTTTAACCAAATAGTAATTCGGGAACTTGGGGTGGTTTTTTAAACCTTATTTATGAAAACAGCAATGCAAAAATTAATTTCGACTTTTCATTTATACCAAAATAGTGCATCTACTAATGAAGAACAGGAACTTTTGTCATTTTATATAAAATGTGCGGAAGATTTACTGGAAAAAGAAAAAGAGCAGATAATGGATGCTTATGGATATGGTATTATAGATGCTGTAGATGATACAATACAAGGCAAAGAAGATTACTATAACGAAACATTTAAATAAAATAAATAACCTATGAAATCACCAATGAAAGAAGTAGTTGAAGAACTAATTATATTGAGAGGTCATAATATTAGTGTAACAGATGAGTATTTGCAAAATTTATTACAAAAAGAAAGAGATAGATTATATCATGCTTTTTATGCTGGTGGTGGAGTACAAGTATTCCAAGATTATGAAGAAGAGTTTAATAAATACTATGATGAAATATATAATCAAAACAATTAAGCTATGAAAAAATGTATTTTATGCAAACAGACTAAGCCATTAGAAAGCTACCATAAAAACTCTAAGGCTAAGGATGGTAGAAAGAATGAATGTAAAGAATGCAAGAGTAAAATAGATAGAAAATTACCAATAGAAGAAATCGTAGCTTATTACTTTTATGAATGATATTAAAGAAACTTTGATATTTATCTATGAACTATTGTTCTTTATGATTATATCAGTTCCATTAGCAATAACAATCTATTTAACAGCATTAATAATTAGTAAATTTAGGAACATATGATGGAGATCGCAGGATTAGAAAACTCGGTACCAGTGAGGATGATTTATGTAGATGACAAGACTGAGGTGTTGTTTAAGTCTATGGCTCATGCTTCTAGGTCAACTAATATTACACAAGACGCAATAAAGAAGTCTTTAAATCCGTTATTAAAGCGTAGATTTAAGCACAATAATAGAGATGTTATTTTTCGAATTGTTAAGAATAGTTAGTATATTTGCAATGTATTATGCGACAATACATAGAAGAACTTATTGGGTGGAGGATAAACAGGTAGTCGCATTACCTGTGAGTCTGAAGCCCTTTTTTTATTTATGAATCACAATTGGTTTGCTCCATTACCTGCGTCAGTCTTATTAAGTAAAACATTGACTGATAAGCAGAAGTTGCTTATAGCTTTAATAGCTAATTTGATGAACGAAAGAGGATATTGCTTTGCATCTAATAAGTATTTAGGTGAATGTTTAGATTGTTCTGAATCTACTATTAAAGATCATTTGAAGAAGTTAGAGGAAATTGGTATTTTAGGTAGAATAATAAAGCTGAAACCTAATGGAGATTTTGATTTTAGGTCGTTAGTTATTAACTTAGAGATACCTCATATACCTCAGCCAGAAAAAACTACTACCCTAGCCGAAAAACTGGCTAACCCCCCAGCCAGAAAACTGGCACATAATAATATAGTTATTAATAGAAAAGAATTAATACCTAATATATCTTTCGATACATGGTGGGATTTATATGATAAGAAGGTTGGTAGTAAGACTAAACTACAGAACAAATGGAATAAGCTAACTGATGATCAAAGAACACAAGCTATAAAACATACTAAGGAATATAAGATAGCACAACCTGATAAACAATATCGTAAAAATCCTGATACCTACTTAAATAACGAATCATTCTATGATGAGATAATTAAACCTAAGGAATTTAACCAACAAGTACCAACTAACAAAATAACTACACAAATAAAACTTAAATAATGACACCTAAAGAAAAAGCACAAGAATTATTAAGTAAATATACTTCAATAACATTAAAAGAAGTTGTACCTGATATATTTTTAGCATTTGATGAAGAATTATGTAAAAAATTTGCATTAATAGCAGTAAATGAGATGTTAAATTGGTTTAAAGACCATTCGTATAGTAATAAAAACTATGATGCTTTTGTATTTTACAATGAAGTTAAACAAGAAATAGAAGCATTATGATAGCTATAAACCTACCAAAAGCCTTAGATATTGAATCTAACATACTTGGGGCATTGCTCTTAGACAAAAGGACTATCCCATTGGTTATAGGTCATCTAAAAACTGACATATTCTACGACCTTAAGCACCAAAAAATCTTTAACGCTATCAAGGAGATGTACGATGCTAACGTATCTATAGACCTATCTACCGTAGCTCAAAAACTTTCCCAAGATAAAGACATCCAATATGTTGGTGGAGCTTACTACCTATCTAAACTAACAGATAACGTAGTTTCTAGTCATCATATCAACTCACATATCGAGATTGTTATTGAGATGTACAAAAAGCGTGAAGCCTATAAAGTACTTAAGATTGCAGAGAATCAATGTTTAAACAACGATAGTGAATCTATAGTTTTGCTTTCTGAGCTTAATAGTCAACTTATAGCTTTACAAGAATATGGTAATATCTATGAAAAAAGCATAGAAGACATCGTCTTAGCTATCAACTACGCTAGGGATAAAGCTAGTAATGGTGAACTTTTAGGATTTAATACTGGATTTGAGGAACTAAACCATACTATAGCAGGATGGTGTAAACCTGACCTTTGTATAATAGCTGCTAGACCTGGTGCAGGCAAGACTGCCATGATGCTTTCAAGTGTTTATCACCTAGCTATCCTAAATAACGTTCCTACGGCTATTTTTAGCCTCGAAATGAGCTCCGAACAGCTAGTTGAAAGGTTAGAGTCAATAACGAGTCAAGTGCCCTTAAAACGCCTTAGAACGAATAATTTGAACGACTATGAAAGAAAGCTACTTTTAAAGACTGATGACAAGATAATCCAAGCACCCATCTACATAGAAGATACTGGTGGTATCAGTATCTCACAACTCAGAGCTAAGGCTACTATTCTTAAGCAGAAGTATGGTATTAAGGTCATATTCCTAGACTATCTTCAACTTATGAGTGGACAAGGCAAATCAAACCAAAACCGAGAGCAGGAAGTAAGTTTAATAAGCAGAAGCCTTAAAGCCTTAGCCAAAGAGTTGGAAGTGCCTATTATTGCCTTATCGCAGTTATCTAGAAAGGTAGAAGAAAGGGCTGATAAGCTACCTATGTTGTCCGATCTTAGAGAATCAGGTAGTATTGAGCAAGATGCTGATATTGTTATTATGCTTATGCGACCATCTTACTACGAAATGAAAGAACCTGTAGAAATAGGTGGTAAGGAATACAATCCTGATGACCTAGTTATCGTTAAAGTAGAAAAGAATAGACATGGTAGGACAGGGAACATACCAGTAAGATTTATTGGAGAAACAACCACATTTGAAGACTTTAAACTATAAATTATGAAAACAGCAATGCAAGAATTAATTGATGAAATGTGTTCTATAAATTGGCATTTATATTCATTTAATGATAAAATGAAAGTTGTCAATGTATATCTTGAAAAAGAAAAAGAGCAGATAATAGCAGCAGTTCGTTATGGTCAAAATAACCATACAGAAAATGTATATGAAGAAGGTGAACTTTATTATAATGAAATTTATAATAATGATACGCAAATTATTAAATCATCAATTCCAAATGGGAATATTAAATATAACCAAAACAAATAACATGGACACAAACATCACACTACTAGAAGAAAGATACCCTGAAGTGGTATACAAAGAAGGCGAAGACCTTAACATTGAAAACATGAAGAAACGCATCATTACTAAAGCATGGCATGACACTGCTAAGTATGATGATATAGCAGACATAGCTGTAGCTCTTGGTATGGGTACTAAGACTGTTTATTCTTATGCAAGACAACTAAACCTACCTAGAAGAAGTGGACTTAAATAGGAACTATAAGAATACTCGTAAGTTCGATATAGAACAAGCTAAGGCTGCTGATGGCACTTACCAGGCA